AAGGACCGTTATTGTTCCACGTTAAAAAAGGAGACACACAAAGGGACTACAATACAAATGGGACAAAACTTCCTTTGGAGGCACACAAAGGGACTACAAAGGGGAAGGACCGTTATTGTTCAAACTTCCGTTGGAGGCGCACAAAGGGACTACAAACTCTTTTTAGACTTACAGAAGATTCTGTGAGAATTAGAGAAAGGAGTTTGAGATTTGAACCAAAAATTAAAAAAATTATTTGGTAGGAAGTGGTGTATATGCTTAAAGTATTGTTGAGAGAGTTTTAATCCGTCCGTCTTATAGATGACTGTCGATCCATTTTAATTTACCTCAAGCTCATCCATTTCAACTACGTCCATAATTTCCATTTTCGGGATATCCAAAGGTTTAGCAAATTCGAATTGTTCACTAATAGAGCACATGAGATCAACGTATAGAGAAAGAGTGCATTTAAGAAAAGACTCAATATCTTCTTTTTGTTCTTCGGAAGTTTCTTCAGCCTCACACATTCCAATTAGTTGAAGCTTAGTTTGTTCCCAGCCAGATTTAAGTTCAGGAGCATATTCAATCCATTCATCAGGTTTAGGTGGATAATCCTTTTCATCCAAACCTTCTATAGCTTTATTCCAAAACTCTCTTGCGAATTCCATCTCAGTGTCGAAGTTAATTTCCGTCATTTGTTCTTTGTATATTAATACAAAAGAAAAAAATTTTTAAATAATATTTTTTTATAGAATTTACTTGAGACGGTTTTTCAGGCGTCTACGAGGAACCTTAGCTCCAGCGCGGACTCCACCTTCTCCGAGACCCATCAGAGGAAGAACTTGTGCAACAGTCTTTCCTACCTCAACGGCTCCTTTAACAAAGGGGCCAATTTTTTTCCAGATCGAAGTAAGCTTATCCTTAACATCACTCAAGAAATTACCACCATTGATTCGACGAACATCAGCGTATGAGATGAAATGCTTTCCAGATTGGTTGTGAGATTTAAGAATGTCCTCTGACGTGAGTACACCGATAAGGGCAGAAGCCTGTCCATTGTAGATGGTAAACAGACCTTGAGACACAACCACAACATACAGAGTAGGAGAGATTGCGGCATCAGCAACATTGGTATATTGTACTTGTACCTGTAACATGAGCTGTGCGAGCTTGCCAGGGGCATCCAGCTCACTAAGACCGAGGTCAATTGGATCCAGAGCGACGATAGAACCACATCCGGAATATTGCTGAGCAGCAGTTCCAAAACCAGCTGAGGCAAGAGCAGGTTTATTCTGTTTAAGTCCAGACCATGCAGAATAAGTAAGCATGCATCCATTCTTCACAGCAAGATCATACAACTGACGCTGATCAGCAGAAGCCAACACACCATTACGGTTACCCCACTGAATGGAGAGACTATTAATTTGGAGAAATGAATCAGGACTGAAAGGATCACTGTTAAGATCTTGATTGCGTTTACGGAGAAACACATACATCTTGGAAGGAATACTATTTAGCTGAATATTATTACTAGAAGCAGTAGACTGAACATTAGGTGCAGCAGCCGGGAGATCAGTAGGGAAACGCTCCACATTGAAATAAGGATAGTTAAGCACCTTATCCATACCAACAGACTTGTCAGTAAGCTGAGGAGTCAAATACTGAAAGAGCAACAGAGGTTGGTTATCAACATAACTAAATCCACCAGCAAAGTTACTGAATTGCATGTTAGCGTTCCATGATCCAGGAGTAATAGTGAGGGGAACACCAGAAGACACGTTATCGATAGCCAGCATGCGGTTAGCACCTTGGTTAAGGAAGTTCAATGTCATATCGAATGTACGAAGTCCCCAGAAAGCGCTAGCATCCGAATCAAACCCACCCCAGTAAAGAGGAGAAAGGAACAGAGGCTCGCAAGTCACAAAATCAATTACCGAAGTGGCAACTCCACCAACGTTAGTTTGACTAACAATTGTGAAAGGGAATGATTGAGGGGCAAGATCATCCTGACCATCACCATACAAACTCATAGGAGATCGGTTGGCTCCGAAGAGATCCGAAAATTGCTGAGATTGAGAAGCGCTGTAAGTAGGGCACTTGGAATAATCAACAGCCTTAAGTTTGCGATCAATATTAAAATGTTCCATTGCACTGAGAGTATCAGAAATATTAATGGACATACTTTGATTGTTAAGGGTCATTTGAACAGTATCTAAAGCCTTTTGTGCAGGGTATGAACGCAGACAACACTGATTAGGGTTTAAGAGAAGTTCTCCAGCTCCAAGTCCTGAAGCAGTCAAAGTAAGACGAACAGGAAGCACCAAATGGATGCGACGATCAACATAAACATGCTGAGAAGGAGGAGGGCAACTGAAACTAATAGACGATTGAGAAACACTAGTAGTCGTGAACTTTTTGTAAAGGACTTCATTTGCACCCTTAAGAACCGGATAGATACGGGGTTCTTGGATGACACGAGGGTCATGAACCGTGATAGGTGTGAGTTTTTCCAAAGCAAGAGACATATTATCTTTGTTTTGGTTTTGTATATTAATACAAAAGAAAAAAATTAAAACAAAAAATTATTAATGATTTTAATTCGTAAACTAAATTAAATTAAAATTACATTTTCATCTCAGAATTCTCATAAAGTTTTTTAGAGAAAAACCCTAACTTTATAGTTGCGGAATCCTTCTTATTAAGATATATCGGGTAGAGATTATTTTGTTGATCGGCCCAGAACAAAGAGATGTCGATTTTTTTCATAGGATAATCGGCAACCATATCAATCAACCTATATATCTGTGCGTCATAAATTGCAACACTACGCTGAGCACCAGCAGTATTATTCAAATCAATCTGAAAATCAGCTAGTATAGGAATAGAGTTAGCAAGACCTGAATTAGAAGTATTAGCAGGAGGATAGAACTCTTTTCTTGTTGGTATGGAATTGGTAAGCAACACAATTTTTCTAACACTGTTAATGTAATCAATTGTCTGATAATCCTGAGTAACAATGTATGCACTTGATGGCGGAAAAGGTGCAGGAGCAGTTGCAGGTGTAAAGTATTCTCTAGGAGCGAAGAAGAATGGATCATATCCGGGACCAGATCCGGAAACCTGACCAGCAAATTGGTTTGTGTTAATTTCATAACGACCATTAGGAAACGCAGGATCATTAGTCAAGTAAATAGGATAACTTGGAATAATACTTTGAACAGCATTGTTGAAACAAACTGTCCATCCATTAGCACCAGCCTCAACAAATGCTGTAGGCATAATAATATTAACAAACGAAGTCTCAGGATCATAGCTAAAGAAAGGTTCAGCACCAACTCCACCAGGAGAACCGGCATTAACCCATGCAGCTCTTAAAGATGTATTAGCATATTGCATCAATACCTCATAAGAATAGACATAGGGATATCTAAGATCACCTCTACTTATAAATTGGTTAGCAGGCATATAAACAAGATTCTCAGTAAATGCAGGAATAGCCGTATAAGGAGCAATACCAGCTAAAGATCCAGGTTGATTATTTTGACAAATTCCAACAACACCTGAACTAAGATTAAACCTATTGGAGTTATTAGCAACAGTATAATCAGAAATAATATACGTAGCACCGGCCAGAATTATATTTTGTGAAGAAACCCTAACTTGAGTAGGACTAATGTATGACGAAATGTTTTGACTAATACCATTTATAGTAATAACCTGACCTACATCAGCGGGGGTAAAAGCTGTTCCAACACCAGTTACAATATCAGTGGGAACTCCAGGAAATCCAGGTGATCCTGGTGATCCTTGACTAACTGTTCCAACACCAGTAACACCAATAGCGTAATTAGAATTAGAAGCAACTAGAGCGGCAGAGACAACCATAGTGTTAGGATTCTGAACTGAAACAATTGTAGCAGTTCCTCCAGAATGAGTAATAGAAGCACCAATCATCAATTGGTTAAATTTTGTTAGACTCCCTGTAATAGTAGTTCCGACTTGTGTTACAACCCCAGCGGAGTTGTTAGCCAATTCCTCTTCAGCAGATTCCAGAGGAAATACAATCAACGGTAAAGTTTGTAGGGGGATTTCGAATTTAACTACGCTACAATAGTAGTCTGAAGGTCTATCTAAAATAGGTTGGTCATAGGTTGCGCTAAATTGTGCAGGAGAGGTAGTATTAGTTGTAGTATTGTTAATAGACAGATTTAGATAAATGTTATCGACAATATCATCAGAATTTCGCGTGAGCATTTTCTATCTTTTTGTTATATTATAAGAAGATAAAAAAAAATAGGTTAAAATTTAAGTTAAAATACTAACTTGTTAGTATTTTAGTATTTTAGAATACTAACTTGTTAGTATTTTAGAATACTAACTTGTTAGTATTCTAGATCATGAAACGTTAATTGTGAAACTATATCGTCAGGATTATAGACACCTCCACTAGCAATAACAGCTTTAGAGATTAAACCACCTATCTTGAAAGTATCATTAAATATTTTTAAGGGCATTTCTCTAAAAGCAATTCTCAGGGCAGACCACCTACCACACGTGTTAATTCCATCACCAACTTTTTGAAACTTGTGTTCATTGTAGGTCAGATTATATGGTGAATGATAGAGTAAGTAAGTTAACTGAGGATAGTCTTGACCTGAGATCTTTTTAAAATGTTCAGGAACCCATTCTAATTGTGTATCAGGGAACTTTCCGTAAGGGTCGAAGAATTCCACAGTATCCGTAAGTTTTCCATTTTCATTCATAATTCTAAAGATGGCTGTCCAATGACCAAAGTCTTTTTTAGTTTCATACAATAAAAACGCAGCAGCATGTTCCCCCAATGCTTCGTCTAAGGTATTAAATTTTTGTAAATCCGAATAGACTAAAATCTTGGCCTTACCTTCTACCAAACGCATAACATCACTATCTGAT